GGAAACTGTGGCTTGCCTATAGTAGTTTTTAATCCCAAGGTATCGAAGAAGATTGTAGGTATACACGTCGCCGGTATTGACGGAATAGACTCTGGAAATGGAGAACCCATATGCTACGAAGATTTAGCCGTAGTAGCACAAATGGGATCTATTTATGATATTCCTGGATTAAAAGTTGAAGAGTCTCCTTTTGTAGTTTACCAACCTACTAATACTAATATTAGACCTTCTAGTATTCATGACATGTTTGAAGCTCAAACGTTTCCTGCTCCCTTATCGTATAAAGACCCACGTATATTGGACGGAACTGATCCATTGTTATACGCAATTGCGGGTTTTGGACGATCTAAAATCAATCTCGAGCCAGAAATTACAGAAGCTTTGTTAGAATCTGCAGCTATTGTATTTCAATTGATAAACAAGCCTGCTACAGACAATGCGAAAGATATTCTAAGTTATGATGAAGTTGTCAATGGATCAATAAGATTTCAAGATTTAACACCTATAGATATGTCTACTAGTTGTGGTCTTCCTTATTCACTGGAGGGGATTAACAAAAAGAATCTCTTCTATTACAAAGATGGAAAATATGAAATGACCGATGAAACAATGCAAAAGACCTTGGATCTTGAAAATAGATGGCTAAATGGAGATTACAGTAGAAATCCTATGTGGAGTCTCTTTCTGAAGGATGAGCGAATATCAGGCTCTAAGGTTAAGATAGGAAAGACTAGACATATAATGGGACCTAATATACATAATACCATGGTAGTTAAGAAATATTTTGGTGCATTTACAGCGCATTTTGCTTCTACCAGATTTCAACATGATGGATGTATAGGTATTAATTGTGAAAGTCTAGAATGGGATAGATTATTCAAGAGACTGGAAAATGAAGCCGCTATTGACGGAGATTGGGCTGGTTATGACGGTACCATGCACGGAGAAGTTTTACGTTTAGCTTTTCAAGTGATACATAAGTGGTATGCTACTTTTTTAAATGAGCCTCAACTTACTATCCATAAAAAAATGACCGCAGCCGTTTTGCACGATTTTGTTAACACCACCTTTTACGTAGACAGACTCAAGATAACTAAAGAAGTGGGACTCCCCACTGGTAGTTTTTTGACTTCCGACATGGGTACTATTTGTAATATGATACTTATTAGAGCTGCTTACCTTCGATCAGGTCCCAGACGTAGTTTACAATACTTTGAAGCTAACTTTAAAATAGCATGCTATGGAGACGATCACGTAATTACATCTACTAAAGAGAATCTGGAAGCCTTCAATGGTAAACATATAGATCAGTTTGCTAAACATCTAGGCATGGATTATACGTCTTCTGCCAAAGACAAG